TTCGCGCAGCGACTTGTTGGCCCGGCGTTCGTTCTCGAGCGCGGTCAGGCCGTGTTCGCCGAGCTTCTCGTCGCCTTCGCCGCCGGTATTCGCCTGCGGGTCGGATTGCGGCGGCTCCGATTGCGGCGGCTCTCCGCCGCCCGGTTCGGCACCGGTCTCGATGGTGCGGATGCGGATGAGATTCCACCATTTCCTATGCATTGTTTTCTCCTTGTGGTTTCCTTGGCCGGCACATCGCGTGCCGGCGCCGACACCATCGCGATGCCGGTGAAAAAATTCGATCTCGGCTAGAGGATCCAGCCGTACTTGTAGAGCATGTCCAAGGCCTTCGCATGATCGTCGCCGCAGCGTGCGTAGATGGTCTCGGGCATGAGACGCGGCCTGTCGACCTTTGTGTACCGGCCGCCGTTCTTAACGAATTCCCTGGCATACCCGGAGTTGATCATGCGTGATGCGGCGAGTCCGTGGCGCGTGGTGCCCTCGGTCGTGTACTTGATGTTCAGCCCGTCGATCTGGGCGGTGCGGATGCCGCGTTGGGCGTTAACCAGCTGGTTGAGGTCGGCTCCATCCGCGTAGGCTCGGGCGTTGGCCCTTCCGCCAAGGACTTTGGCGAGCTGGCCTTCGTTCAGTGAATCAAGGTATTCGCTCGGACTGGTGCATGCGTTTGCCGGCGCTTTCGGGCCGGTGTAGACGGCGATGCAGTCGCAGCGCGGATGCCTTTCGAAAGGCATCTTGCCGCATGGCTGTCCGGCGAGGATGACGCATCTTCCGCAGCTCGGCGGTGTCAGGCCGCGCACGTAGGTGGACTGGTAGCAGATACCGCGAGCAGTCATGCTTGTGGCCGACCGGTGAGTGTCCGCCAGCATGGTGCGCGTCCTGAGCACCAAGGTCAAGCCTATGCGGTCCATGGCCACGTCCACCGGAGCGCCGTTGGACACGGCCCGCTTGCCGATGGTGATCGCCGTCCACATCGTGTCCACGGTATCCATGCCGTTGCCGTTCACACCGACCCACTGCCATGGGTCCGGCTTGTATTCCGGGTGTGCTGCGTTCATGTCGAAGCGTTCCATGATTTTCGGCGTCGATGCGATCGCGTCGGCGGCGGTGTGGTATTGCGCCGTGTCCAATACTCGGAAAAGTTCAGGCATCATGTCCGCGAAGGCGGCGTCGAAGTCTGGTTGCGCGTGCTTATGCCACAGTCTGAGCACCGTCGCGGCCAGCCGGTTGCTTCGGCTGCGCAGCAGACGGTTCTGCGCCGTCGCCTCCTGCGGAAGCGTCTGCCCAGCCATCGTCGCCGCCATAGTCCACGTCCTTCATGAATTGGCCATAGGATTCGCTGATCTGCTTGGCGAAGTACTCGCGCTCCTTGTCCTTGCGGGCCTCGCTCCAGCCAAGCTCGTCCCATGCCCCCTCGCGGGAAAGGATGCCGGACGCCATGAGCTTCGTGATCGCATCAGCACGCTGAGCGTAGGTAGGCGTGTTCGGATCCTCCCAGTCGCAGCGCACCAGGTTCGCGTTAATGTCGTCGCTGGTGGCGAGCTTGTGCGCCACGGCCATGACCTGCGACCACGCATCGCCGTCGACGGCGTTCTTCAGCTCGACGTTCTTCACCAGTCTCAGCTCGTCGGCGCGGATGGCTCCCTCGGCTGCTGGATTGGCGGTGTTCATTCCGAAATAACGCATCGGAAGACCGGTGATGGCGCTCATCTGCTCGCTCAGCAGGTCGATGACCGTCTTGAAGTTCGACAGGTCGGATGCCGTGAACTGGCCGAATTTCGCGTTTGCGTTCTTGGAGGTGAGCATCGAGTTGAAATAGGTCTTTATCGCCGATGCCGGCTGTCCGGTCTTCGCGTCGATGAAGTCGTTGTGTGTGACGCCGATCGCCCATTTGCCTGGCACCGCGTGAGTTTCCATGGCGATCTGCAGGTCGAGGATGGCGCGTGCGGCCATGTCTGTCGGCCGCACCACGTCGGCCATCTCACTCTCGCCAAGGAAGTCGCCGGCGCGCGGACGGTTGAGGAACTGCACAACAGGGACGACGCCGAGGTGGTGGTCGTCGCGGCCGGTCATGACCCACTTGCCGTGCTGTTTCTCCAGCCAGAGCGTGTATTCGGGCGTGTACAGTGTCGCGTAGTCCGGCGTCCCGTTCTCCCAAGGGTCGAAATAGACGCGGAGTGCCGATTCGACGGTTCTCGTGCGCGGATCGATGCGCGCGATCATGTTCCTGGATGATTCGACGGTGATCAGTGGATGCCGTCTGTCCTTCGGATTCGCGCCGACGCATACGAAGCCGTGGCCCTGCACGCGTGTCTCTGTGTGCAAAAGCACCTGCTGCGATTCCATGTTGTTGTATTCCCAAAGGTCGCGCAGCTCGTTTGACACCTTGTCGTCATTCGGTACGGAGAAGGATTTGACCTGCTGGCGCTGTACGACGCTATCGACCACGATGCGCGGCCAATTCAGCGGAAAAACGAACGAGCGGAGTTCGGCTGGCACGGCGATGCCGATGCTCTGGATGACCTGCCGTCCGCGATAGTAATCATCCCACTGCCTATGGGGCTTGCGCAGTCGTGCAAGCCGGTAGGTGAGGCTCCTGATGAGCTTCGCGTCATCGTCGGAAAGCATCGATGCCTGTATCAGCTCCACAACAGCCTCCTTACCAGCCGTACACCATGACCGGCGAGCCTCCTGCGCTCCAGCCGAGCGCCCTCATATCGGACGCCGCCTCGTGCGCGAGGATGTCGGCCATGGTTATATCGATCTTCTGATTCTCGCTCGGCTTGCCGAGCACGTACTTGTCGCCTGGCTTGGCGATCCGTCGCGCCGCCATCATGTGCAGTTTCGCCACCGGGTCGTCGCTGTGGGTCGTGGTGCCGTCCGTCGTGTCCGTCATGAAACGGGTGAGCGCATCGTACATGCGGCCGGTACGGTTCGTTGGCCACTGCACCACCACATCCTCGCCGAAACGAACACTCCAATCATCGATAAGCGACTCCCACAAATGAGGGTCGCAGTAGAATCGCTTGACCTTGAAATGATTGAACAGGTCGGAAACGGCGGCATCGACCTCGCTGCGTGGGATACGTCCCTCCCATTCGACCGGATTCCAATACGTCGGCCGCCTGTCCACGCCGTAGACGGGTGTGAACCGGTAGCCGCCCACGGTCTCGGCGCGAATCGCCGACCAGTCGCCGGACTGGGAACCGTCGAAGCCGAGGCATATCTCGGTATCGTCGGCCGGATACGGGCGCTCGTCGATGCCGTCATCGTAGAGGGCTTCGGGCATGTAGGAGCCGAGGCCCTGCACGAGCTCGCAGCCGAAGAAACGGCGCGCCTGCGCCGGGTCACGCGGCAACAGCTCCTCGCATGTCGCCTCAATCGCGTCCAGGTTCACCCACGGCGAACCCCTGTACACGAATTCGAGAATCTTCCGCCGATCATCCTTGTCGGTGAAATCGAGTTTCGGATCATGCCGGGGGAAGAACTTCATGATGTCCGTCGCCGGCGACTCGTAGGTTGCCTGCCCGAAGCTCGCGTCCATGGGGTCCCACGGGTTCGTGAGCTCCAGCATGCGCCCGTCCATGCCGGTGACGCCACGGAGCACGGTGTCGGCGACCTCGAACATGCCGGAGCGCTTCGTGTACACGCCGGACTCGTCGCACAGGGCGAAGTTCACGGGATTGCCCAGCTTCGAACGGGCGGAGGCGGTCACGGGGTCGATGCGCCCGCCGTTGGGCAGGCGGATGAAGCCCTCGCGCACCTTCATCAGGTCGTCCAGATGGCCGTTGCGCACCATGGTCTGCAAAGGCCGGTACACGTTCGCGGTCTGCTCCTCGCTGTTGGCGAGCAGCTGCACCAACGCGGTGCGCCTGGGCATGCCCATCGGATCTCCCGGACGGTACTCGTAGGAGAAGCCGCACCCACATCCCCAGTCCTCGCAGCGGAACTCCTCGCCGCCTTCGGCCCAGCCGCAAAACACGCAGGGGCCCACGGCCTCGAAACAGGCCACGGCAGCGCCGAACGGCGACTTACCAAGCTTCTGGCCGCCGACGATCTGGCCGCGACGCCATTGGAACGCGCCGCCCTGCAACGGGCGCGACGCATTGAACCGCGTACCGGGCTTGACGGTGTAGAAGTCCACCGCGTTCGCCAGCTGCCAGCCCACGAGGCTGAACGGCTTGTTGAGGTCATAGCCGGAAGGCACCACGCAGTGGGCGCGAGTCCATGCGGCCATCAGGAAGCCCAGCGAGGCTGGAGGCTGCCTACGTTCCGCCATACGACACCTCGCTTATTCCTGCATCGACTGCCATTCGTCGCGCGGATCAGGGAAATCGACTATCTTCGCGCTCTTCCTATGCGGCTGGGGTTTCTCGTCGGCTACGATGCGCCAACCGTTCAGCCGCAGCCCCTGAGGGGTGAGCCCGATGGAATCCGCGTAGCGGCACAGGGTCGTCCGGTCGGCGGCCTTCGCGTCGGAAGACTCGCACAACACGTACTGGCGGACGTAGAGGGCCACCATGTGCTGCAGGTACTTGTACTGCGGGCGGCTCCACGCATACCCCTGCGGGTAGCGCCACAATTCGTTCCACACGTCACGCTCGCGCTCGTTCCACTGCGCCGAAGCCGCGTCGTCGGGCTCGCGATGGAAGCCGTCGTCGTCCTTGAACGTGAACCAGACGACGTACCGCGGCAGCGGAAACTTCGGGTGAGGCCGCCTGTAGCCGTTCGCGGGCAGAGCGAACAGGCCGGCGGCGCGCTGCTGGAACGCCTCGGACGAAGGGTCGGGCATCCTGCCCGCCTTCGCGCGGGCCCCACCGCTGGGCATGGCCAATCACCTCTTCCTTCGACGTGTAGGCAGCGGCGTCACGCCCATATTTCTCACTACGTCCCGCTCGTTCGGCTCCTGTTGGAGCGTAAACAGACGGTCGCGGGCCGCCCTCATCTGTCCTGTTCCGCGTAGTATCTACGATTCGCCGCCTCCCAAACCTCTTGGCTGCGGTTCGGGGAGGGTCGGTCCTTGTCTCGGGCCAATCTCTGTCTGAAATGTTTGAAACGCAAAAACTTGCGAGTCCCCTCACCGGCGGTCTTGGCGGGGTTCGGCGGGGTTCCATCCCCACCCCGTCGCCGTTAGTTTTCCGGCGGGGGTGTTGGTTCCTGTTTGTTCCAGTGTTCGCGCATGCGGTTGCTGTTGGCTGCTCCCGCTTTGCGGTTGCAGCTCGCGTGTTCGGGTCCGTTGTATCCGTCGCGCCGGTCGTTATGCCCAAGGTCCCATGCTTGGCCGCGGGTAACGGGCAGGTGGCAGCGGGGGCAGAGTGGCGCGGCCCCGTTGTCGATGGCCGCTTGCCATCGGGCGCGGAGCCGCTTGTGTGGGGCACCATACCCCCGTTGGGTGGCGGTGCCCCTCTCCCTCTCGTGGGCCCTGCCGTGTTCGGCGCAGTAGCGTTTGCCTGCGGGTATGAGCTGTGGGCAGTGGGTGTATGAGCATCTGCGTAGTGCCATTTGTTGTTTGCCTGGTCCTGCGTGTCGTGTGTCCCCGGCTTGCATATCTATAGTTATTGTGTTACTATAGATATGTCAGCAGAAAGGAGGTCCGATGAATCCAAAGGATTGGTTCGATGTCATCAACGGCATCATCGCCAACGTCCTCGCCGCGATAGCCATAATCATCGCAATCAGACGAAGACCGAAGCACAAGAAGTAAAACAGGTTCCGGCTAACCCTACTAGCCGGAACCTCCCCGCCAATCCTATCTCATCGGAAACACATCATGAGAACATCACTGATTTTCGGAATCGTGGCCCTGACGTTCGGAGCCATGGCCTTGGGCGGCGCGCTATCCGACAGCCCGATAGTATCTGGCGGCTTCGGTCTCGCGGCCGGAATCATGGGCCTTGCGGCCGGAATCATCAACGGCAAGGAAGGCAACAATGACGACTGAATACCTCGGCGTCAAACAGGTCGCCGAACGCCTCGGCATCACCAGCGGCGGCCTGCTCAACCTCAAACTCCCAGAACCCGACGCGACCATAGGCCGCACTCGGGGCTGGCTGCCTGAGACCATCGATGAATGGAACGCCCAACGTCCGGGACGTGGTGTCGGCGGAGGAAGGCCGCGCAAGAACAAAGCATAGATACGCGAAAACCCAGCCACTTGAGCTGGGTTTTTCGACACTTCTGCCACTGCATATTATGGCAACACTAAGCCATAACTGTCAAATCAGCGGGTCCGATGAGCAGCCGGTACACGTCGCAGTAGGCGTATCCGTCCGCGTGACGGAAGAGCTTGTCGCGTTGCCCCCACATGGTGATGGTCTTGCGACTGACCTTGATGCCAGCCTCGGCGAAAGCCTTGGCGATGTCGGCGGCGGAACCTCGCTTGGAGTCATCCCAGCACAATGTCTTGAGTCGGCGCAGTTTCACGGTCTGCGCTCGCTGTTCGCGCCCGCACACGGGACAGGTGACCCACTGGTTTGCCGCGCCTGCGGTGAGCATGGTCTCGCATAGTTCGCAGGTGCCGATTTCGCGGCGTTGTTCGGGCGGGTCCAAAACCGTATCGACCTTGCGGGCAAGGTCGTTGATGACGTGCATGTAGAGGCCGGCGTCCGCGACCGTGGTGAGTTTGGGATGTCCGGCGCATGCGATGAGCGTGGCCATCAGATCCTCGTTGCGTTTGTCTTTGCGCCAGTCCAAGGCATCGATTCCGTCAAGACGATGCCATAGTTCGCGGGCCGTGGCGTCGAGCATGTCGATGAGGTCGAGCACGTCGAGCCTGATTGGCGTCGGGGGAGTGGCCGTCTGGATCCTGACCGGCGAATGCCCTCCCGGATGCAGTGTCGCGTCCAATGAGTCGTGCAATGGCGTGATGTCTCGCGCGAGTCGCAGGAGCGTGCCGGCGAAACGCAGCTCGCATGCCTCGCACAGTGAGTATCCCTCTTCGGTTATCGTTTTGCAGTTCTGGCAGTTCACGTTAGCCCCTTCCGGCTGGTCGGCTAGAATAGTGTTTGCTTCTCGCCCTGGCCGACCTTGTTGGCTGGGGTTTTCTCATGCTTGAGCTGGCTGTACGGCATATCCCATATGCGTTTGAATTCGGCTATCTCCTGTTTCGACAGTTTCGGCCCGCCCCATGGCTTGCCTGGCGGGCGTTCCCGTTTCGGCGGTTTGAACGGTTTGACGCTTATCCGGGCGAGATGACACATGTGCATGGCCAGATACTGGCCGTCCGGTCTGATGCCTGCATCTCCGCAGGTGCTACGGAGCAGCGGGTGGCCGACGGAGGGAAGCCACGTGACGCGGGTCAACGGCCGGCCGAGGATTATCGCCACGGTCAGGTCGTCACCCGCCACACACCCGTAATCCCACGACTCCCACAC